CGGGCGGTGCTATTAGCTACATTGAGTGTGCTGATATGACCAAGAATATTGATGCAGTTATGGCTGTTATTCAGTTTATCTATGACAACATTATGTATGCTGAGCTGAATACCAAGAGTGACTATTGTCAGGTCTGTGGTTATGACGGCGAGATTAAGATTGTCACAGATAATGGCAGATTAGAATGGGAATGTCCGAATTGTGGTAATAGAGACAAAACCAAGATGAATGTGACACGTAGAACCTGTGGATAAATAATTGTCCACTTTAAACCCTTTAAACTGCGGGAAACTCCTTAGAGCTGTAAATACTAAGTCATGCTGGTGACAGACATGATGGCTGTTAGTAACGGAACAGGTATAGTAAAAACTTTACAGATTGGACAATCAAACGCAACGAAACCTCTCTAGTAGAGGGACGCTCAACGACTATAATAAGGGACACTATCCTCTAAGGGAGGAATTATAATACTTAAAGAAATAGAAAACTTCAAAGGCTATTTTGTGTCGGATAATGGCACAATATTCTGCAATTTAGGCAAAGGTAATAGACGTAAAGGGAGGACTGTTCCCTTATATCCTATTACCCCACGTCCAACTAAAAATGGTTATATGAGAATCTATGCTCGAAATAGCACTACCAACAAAAGACAAGACTTATATGTGCATAGATTAGTGGGACAATATTTTATCCCTAATCCTCATAATAAAAGAGTTATTAACCATAAAAATTGTAATCGTGCAGATAACAGAGCATCTAATTTAGAATGGGTAACAACTAAAGAAAACATTGAATACTCTATGAATTTAAAGCATCTGTTGCGTGATGAAAAGACAGGCAGACTTGTAAGTGGACTTTAAAGGATAGTGTATGGTATAGTCTATTCCGTTTTAAATAATGGGAAACCATCGGTATAAAAGATTTAGGTTCGCAATTTTGGAATCAGGGGCGCACTGAGGAGATTAGAGACCGCTTTATTCACCTCGGTGGAGACTTTAGTTCATAATACCCTCTGACACGCTCCAGGACGCTCGTAGAGCCATTTTTATAGACAATGCTAGTGTTTCTACCTATCAGGAAACTACAAGGCTCTATGAGCTTCCTAGAATCGTTTTTAAGACACTAAAATACAAAGGAGTGATAAACTATGCAGATAGATGAGAAACTGCTAGATAAGCTTGCTATAGGTGAAGTCAATGCCCTTTTAGAAGGACTTGATGACCCTGAGCTGCGTCGCAACCCTGCTTTTCTTGCTAAGGTGCGTGAGTTCTTGAAGCAGAATAAATTACAGACCACCCCTGAAACCCAAGGGGTACAAAAGATTCAGAAGGTAGTAGAAGAAATTCCTACCTTTGATTTTGATGGGCAGGTGAGCTGATGTCTGAATGGACAGATGAACAGGTTGCCAAAGCCAAGGAGGACTTCAGGGTCTTCCTTTTTATCTTATGGAAAATGATTGGTCTTCCACCCCCTACACCTATCCAATATGCAATGGCGCATTACTTGCAGTATCCCCCTAGTGACCGCATTATTCTTGAAGCGTTCCGTGGTGCTGCAAAGAGCTTTATTACCTGCGCCTTTGCCGGGTGGAGCTTATGGAATAACCCTCAGATTAAAGTAGAGATTGTGTCTGCTTCAAAGGAACGTGCGGATGCCAACGCTGTCTTCATTAAGCGTATCCTTAATGTTCTGCCCTTTTTAGAGCATTTAAGACCTGATACAACCAAAGGCAACAGAGACACCATGAACCTGTTTGATGTTGCCCCTGCTGTGCCTGACATCTCCCCTTCTGTAAAGTCTGTAGGTATCTATGGTCAGATTACAGGCTCTCGTGCTGACCTGCTGATTGCTGATGATATTGAGATACCCTCAAACTCTGCAACGCAAATACAGAGAGATAAGCTAAGTGAAGCAGTTAAGGAATTTGATTCCATCCTTAAACCTAATGGACAGATTGTCTATTTAGGTACACCTCAATGTGAGATGTCTCTTTATAATGAGTTGCAAAATCGTGGCTACTCCTGCACCATTATCCCTGTTATCTACCCTGAGGATAAAAAGGCTCGTGATAATTATGGTAGCAGGTTGCATACCTTCATTGCTGATGCACTTGATAAAGACCCCACGTTAGCAGGTAAACCTACTGACCCTCTACGCTTCAATGATGAAGAAATTTTCAAACGTAGACTGTCCTATGGTAAAGCTGGCTTCGCCTTGCAGTTCCTGCTTGACACAAACCTCTCTGATGCTGAAAAGTATCCGCTCAAAGTGGCTGACTTTATTGTGGCTGACCTTGATATGGATGAAGCATCTATGAAGTGGGCATGGGCAAGTGGGTATGAACAACGCCTAAAGGATGTACCCTGTACTGCCCTTAAAGGTGACTTCTTCTATGCCCCTTTTGACAGGTCTAAAGAAACTGCTAAATATACAGGTACTGTAATGGCTATTGACCCCTCAGGACGTGGTGCGGATGAACTTGCCTATGCTGTTATCAAGATTCTCAATGGTTACCTGTTCCTCATGGAAGTTGGTGGCTATCGTGATGGTTATGGTGATGATACCCTCAACATCTTAGCTAATAAGTGTAAATTTTGGGGCGTGAATGATGTTGTCTCTGAAGCCAACTTCGGTGATGGTATGTGGGGGCAGCTCTTTAAACCTGTGCTGAATAAAGTACACCCTTGCACTTACACAGAAGTCAAGAACAACAAACAGAAAGAAGCTCGTATCATTGATACGCTTGAACCTGTTATGATGCGTCACAAGCTTATTGTCAACACCTCTGTTATCTATGATGATTATAAGGTGTATGAGAATGACCAAAAGTATTCTTTAATCTATCAGCTCACAAGACTGACTAGAGATAAGGGTGCGCTTGCTCACGATGATAGACTTGATGCTGTGACTATGGCTGTTGCCTTTTGGCTAGAGAGCTTAGACAGGGATGCTCAACAAGGTATTGATGAACTTGAAGAAGAACAGCTTATGAAATGGTGGGATTCTGACTTTGGTATTCTACATAAAGAATATAATCCTGAGCTTGTTCCGGAACGCTATAGAAAAAGACAACCACAATTTGGAGGAGCTACTGTGGTTGATAACTTTTATAGCTAATGGGTCATATAAACCTGTGAAACTAATGGGTCACATACTCGATAAGAGTAGGAAAGGGACATTATATATACCTATAGATAACTATAGATACCTTATAGTTACTATAGATACCATATGACCTTATATGATTCCATATGTAACCCTTAGATACCCTTGGTTCTATAGATACTATAGATACCTAAGGGTAATTGTTATTATTACTAATAAACCTAATTAATAGATACTTATAGATACCCTAAGGTTTCCTATACCTCCTAAGGATTCCTTAGGGTATTTTTTATTATTACCTTAAATAACCTACTTATAGGAGACTATATACCATGAAAGAAACCTTAATGAAACTAAAGACCTTCTTCCTTTATGGTCTTTTAATATCCATCCCCCTGTTTGTCTTCTTGTGGTTCGTGGATACTCTATCCTCATCGTTCAATCCTGAATATAGACCGCTACTTGGTTTCCTACAGATTGCAAACAGTCTGCTGCAAACCATTATAGGTATGTAATGCTATGTTTACCACGAGAACTAAGAATATAATTGCTCTTTTACTGAGCTTTGCTATTGGAGCTGGTTGCTGCTACTTATATCTAAGAGGAGACAACAAAGCTTCAGAACCCCCTGTGTCCAGCTCAGATTCCAAGGGCGGACTTTTGTCTACCACAGGAATCCATGCTGAGACCAAAGACAACCCCAATGATGAGGACTTGGTGTTGTCTAACAAATACGTCGCTGTTATTAATGGCGAGAAAGTGAGTGTGCCGATTGTTAAAAGAACTGCTGGTACTATTAATCAACCTGATAGCACTAGTGGCTCTGCTAATGATGCACCACCGGGAGTAAAGGCTACTGTAGAACAGACTGTAGACCTCACTCCTGTGTTGTCTAAACTGCGCCCCTCTTGGGAGGTAGGTGCAGGTGTGTCCTATGTGAATGAACGTGCATATGTTCCTATATCTATCCAAAGGAACTATCAGGCTGATAAAGCACTAGAGCTTACTGTACTTGTAGATACAGATGGTAAAGCTAAGGGTGCTATGGTACAACACAAATGGATGATAAAGTAAAACTTATAACTGCCCAAGAAGCAGCTAAGATTCTAAGACAAAATAAACCCGACAAGATTTACCTGCTAGTGAGGTCTAAATGCTTGTCGGGTTTCAAATGTGGTAAAAGGTGGCTTATAGATGAGGATAGTGTCTATAAGTACATCAATAGGTGTCTTCTGAATCAATAGTGACCAAAATAGTGACCACTATTCCAAGAATGGCTTAACCATGAGCTTTACAGGCTCTAAAGAAAATGTTTTAACCAATACACGTATATGGTTATGTCAAATAGATTATAAAGAAATATATTGTCTAGGTAATAAACTTGTATTATTTTGACAATGTATGCCCTTGTAAAACCTGTTGTTTGTGACTTTATAGTGTCACAGCTAAGCTTCTATCACAGCAACGTGTTTTTCCGAACATTCCTGCAAGATGTGTCCGTAGATAGCATAGGTAACCGCTATGCTGGTGTGTCCTAAGCGTTCTGTTATAAGAGCTATGGGTACATGCTTGTAAATCATGTTGGATGCGTTTGTGTGTCTCAGTCCATGGAACGTGAAAGGTCTAGTGATACCTGCGCCTTTCCTAGTGAAATCCCATGCATGGATAAGCAACCGCTCCACATAGAAGCTATCTCTTTTCCTATTATAGAAGATATATGGTGACTTGTCAAAGCTAAGTGGCTTTAAAGACATAAGAAGCTGTGTTGTCTTCTCAGATATTTTAATCGTGCGATACCCGGCTTGTGTCTTAGGGTATGTAACTATTGTCTTGTTATTCTTATCCTTAGCTAAGGTTCTTTTTACAGATATTGTATTAGCAGCATCATCAAGACAATCCCACGTAAGAGCTAACAGCTCCCCTTCTCTCATGCCTGTTTCATAGGCAAGACAATACAGAGCATAGAACTGATACTTCAGCATAGGTTTCTCCTTGTGCTCCCATAGTGGCAGGAGGAACGCTTTGATTCGCTCGTGCTCCTCTTGCGATAAGACAACCACTTCATGTTTAGGTTTGTCACTTTTTGGTGTCTTCTGCATCGAAGTTACAGGTGACTTTCCAATAAGGTCTTGTTCTACACACCATTTGAAAAAGAGCCGTAAGCGACCTAGGTAATTGAGATAGGTATTAGTTGAATAGTTCTTTTGTTGCCACTCTAAGAGCATGGTATCTATAGTATGAGTGGTAACCTTAGATAACGCTAAGCCATTAGCTGTGTTGTCTAGGAACTTTAGGACACGTCTTGTGGTCAATATTACTGACCCTGACATCCGCTGAGCTTCTAGGTGCTTAAGGTACACCTCACCCTGATACTTTATTGTGTCTTCTTCTGCTTTTACTTGCAGACCTTTATCCTCTTTGTCTCTCTGAAGCTTCTTCAGCTTCTCCACAGCTTCCTTTTTTGTGTCTGCTGTGGCTGATAGCCATCGCCTTTTGCCATCCACAGGGTCTAATTCAACCCTGACACGTACTTTACCACTAGGGAGGACTATTATAGACCCCTCTCCTTTAGGTCTTCTACGAGATGGCATTATAAAACCTCCTGACTTCAAAAATTGCCAAAAATTGTGAAAGGGTATATATAATATAGAGATTGGCTGGTTTCCCCCCGTGCCCGGGGTCTTTGGGTCTCCTGTCGAAAATAGTGTACACTACATCTGAATAGCATATGCTATATCGGTGTTCCCAAGGGTACAAGTTACGTCCGATAATATATCTTATGTTAAATTTACCTTGTTTGTGGCAAGAGATAACCAAGCAAGCTATATGTTAGTACCTGCTTTTTATGGGGATATTGCGAACATATGTACATTATTACGAACACTTATATGTTTTACTTTAGTATGGTAAAGTGTTAAAGTATCCAAAAATATGGCGTATAATGTATCTGTATTATATGCCCTAGGTATCTACTGTATCTACCATATCCACTATATCCATTATATCCCTGAGCTGCCGTTGGTTGCTACTAGCTACATTACTATAGATACTATTGTTACCATTAATTACTATTGCTACAGACATTATACAGTCACCAGCTACTATTATATATCACTGCTGCGCTTGTGTGTAATGGTGGTATCCTGCTGCTCATGTATCCATTGAGTTATTAGCTGCCTGAGTAGCTCACTGCTATTAATAGCCTTACTTTTACATAATGTTTGAAATTGCGTCCTTAACTCTTTTGATACTCTTACTTGTATAAATACGTCTTTTTGTTTTTCGTCAAACATGAAAAATTCCTCCTTTTCTCCATTATACTACATCTCACTACATTATGCTACATTCTTATAAAATTTTCTATTTTTTTGTTGTGTAATGTATTGACATGTAATGTGAACTGTGGTATTATATAACCATAGGGAGATACAAAAAGACTATATCCCTATATATTTTTTAAACGCCATGTAGTGACAACACACTACAAAAGGGAGGAAAAAGACAATGAATGAAGAAAAAATCTTAACTTTTGCATTAAGAGAAGCCCTTAATGTTTGGAGTAAATGCAAGGATAGAGCGGATAGTATTCCTGACAATAAAATTGCAGCATATAAGGAACAAAAAGCATGGAATGACGTGCTGTTCCTTAAAAAAATGCTTATATCCATTACTGCAGAAAAATAAGCTTTTATCGATGCTACTAGCTGGCTAGCTAGTGGCATTCATTAAGAGCTTATTAAACTCTTAAACTTAATAACCTAGGAGGTAAATTAATATGGTAAAAAATGTGTGTCTTATGCTGGCGGTGTTGCTCATGGTACACCTGAGCTGCGACGCTGCCACTGCTGGAGAGTGTGAAAGCTGCATGAGCGGTGAACCTACTACCCTGCAAGTTATTATCCGTGATGTGTCTATGGGCAGCCTAAGTGCTGCTGCTGCTGATGCTGGCTTGTATGAGCTGGCGGATGTGTTGTTGTCTATGGAGGATACAAATAAATGAGTATGAGAGTTTATAAAAAGCATGTGCGTGCTGCATATCCTATAGTTGCTTACTGTGGCTATTGTGACTTGCAATATACTTTGTATTTTACCCCAAAATTCGGACACACCGAACGGGCTGAGGGTTGGGGCTGTGATGTATATGGAATCGCCCCGGACATTGCGTTGACTACCGGATATGATCCTTTTGGTAATCGTCGTTTACCGCTGGCATTTACAGAACGCTATGAGGAAAAAGCAAAGCAGATATTAGCGGAAAATACCTACAGCTACATTGCAAAGGGAAAATTAAAAGCGTTGATAAATGAGCTGGCAGCAGAGATAAGAACCCTTTAAAGTTTTTCGGACACACAAGGTTATTTGTCTTGTGTGTCTCATAAAGCTTTAAAGCTTTAAAAATTTTAGGAGGTGGCTCATATGCCAAAAATTGTACATATGACATTGAGGGATATTGCAACAGGCAAGTATAACCATGCAAGCAATATTAAGCAACTGATGCAAGCGGATACAGCCTATATCCTGCCGGTGGGAAAAGGTAAATGCTGTATTTATACCATTGATAAAAAAGACAATGGATTGAATGTAGTGTGGTATGGGTGGGATACAACCTGCCCAACACAAGAATATGATGAGCGTACACTTTATCTATTGCCGTATCAAGGTAGACAACGTGTAGACCCCTTGTATTGCTTTAAAGCTGCTATATATGATGTAGCGGACATGCTGCACACCCTTGATCCTGATTTGCATGTACATGTATCACATGGCGTGGGGAATAGTACTACACGCATGTACTAATAAACTTTTATCGGTACTACCGCTCCGGCGGTGGTACTCATTAAGAGCTTATTAAACTCTTAAAATTTAATAACCTTGGAGGTACAAAAAAAATGTATGTCATTACACTTGAAGACTTAAGCTACAAACAAATGCATGAGCTTAATAACAAATTAGTGACGTTTGGCAGCGGTGTTAGCGCAACCAGCGTTGACGATGAGGGAAAAAGCTGGCGTGTATCGGTAACTACCGGGGATAACGCTTATACACGGCAAGTATTAGCTGCTATTACTGCCACACTGTCCCAATCTGTAGTTGTCCCCTACTACACTATAGACCAGCTACCCAGCGACGTGCAAAAAGAGGTTGCACAAAAAGCTATTGACGATAACTATTATTGGGACGTATGGCAAGGTGAGCGTAACAAGTCATTTGATACTATCTGTGAACGGTTAGACCTGCAATGGGGCTGTGATAACTATGATAACTATTATGTAGAGGAGACAAGCCCCGAATGGTATGCAAAGGATATACAAGGCGCAAGCCGTGTTATTGCTTATATCCGTAATCGCTGGGGAGCTTTTAAAAACCCTATGTATGTAGACAAGGATAAACATAGCACTTTTTACAAGCTTCTGCATAAAAAAGGCGCTGCCCTGCCCCAAAAGTTTACTGAGGAGGCAATGCCCACCGGATACTGTGGCGACTATTGCTTTTATGAAGCATATGCAAGGTTTTTAGAGCTTGTACGCAAGCAACCGGATACTATTACCCTTGCTGACTTTTGTAGCTGCCTTGCAGGTGCTTTTGAAAAAGAGTATCAAGCAGACTATGAACAGGCAAACTCTATTGACTATGCTATAGAGTTTTTATGTCAAGATAACTACTATACATGGCAAGGCAAGGATATTACAGATGTAGTCAACGCCTATATGGTAGCAAAATAAATAGCTTTTATCGGGTACACCAGCTTATAACAGTTGGTGTATCTCATTAAGAGTTATTCGCATAACCCTTAAAAATATAAAGCTAGGAGGTATAGCAAAAGTGAAAAAATGTTTAGCATACCTGATTGAATGCTGCTTAGTATCTAAACGTACAAATCAGGTACTGAAAGAAATAGCAAGATGTATAGCAGCCTTGCTTTTTGTCCTATTTTTCAGCATTGATTGGGATACAACGCTGAATGCGTGGGGGGTGCTTAAATAATGCTAGTTGCAGACAAAAATACTACCCCTATTGATTGGTTAAAATTTGAGTATGAGCAGCAACAGCAGCATTTACAAGCAATGCAAGCTGCATATGCTGACAAGTACGTCAAGACAAAAAAGCAACGGACAAAAGCAGCAAAAGCCTTAAAAGTAGAGATATACCGCCAGCAAGGGCAAATAATAGGCTTAGAAGCAGCTTTAAATATTTTTGAGCCTATTCCCTTTTAAGAGTTTTTAGGGCATGTAGGTAATAACCCTGCGTGCCTTATAAAGCTTTTAAAGCTTTAATATTAATACTCTAGGAGGTGTTACACATGGATGTAACCTTAAAAAACGGCAAGCACTACAGTATTACCTTGCGTGCATGGGACGGGGCAAATTGGATGCCTGATTGTGCCGGGGACGTGTTGGCAACTTGGCAGCCTGAGACACAAGCAGACATTGACTGGCTAGTAGATGACTGCGACAACTTCAATGCAGGTGTAGATCTTGACTGGCTGGAGCACTGCCCAACGTGTCAAGAGGTGTCATTGGATGTACAGGAGGTACAGGAGTAATGGGAGAGCATAAGAGACAAGGTAAGACCTTTTTCGTGACTGTAGATGCTCATATGCAAATTGCGGTACATCGTGCCCCCAGCGGACATTTTTCCTATATTATCTACTACGATGGTAGACAAACTACCGGGGCATTGCGTATCACACAGGCTCATGCAGCGGATAAGCTGAGATTGACGCTGCCGGAACTGCTGGAAAAATTCAAACTTGACTAGCTAAAAACTGAACAGAGGTACGGACAAAACTGTACCTCTAATTTTTTGCACCCTTTTTTCGCCCCTCAACCAAACGGAACGAAACGATGTTCGTAGTTACCGAAGCTCACCTGAGCGGAACGAAACGTGTTGTCTTGTGCGACGCACGGAGCGAAACGAAACGAGGATGCAGGGGCAACCCAAGCTGACAAGGGGTGCAAGGGAATTTTAGGGCAAGCAAGGCAAGCCAAAGGGTCACTGAATATTGAAGAAAGCAAGCAAGTTGCTCAATGGGTACACGTAAATGAAAGAAGACCCATTATAACTAGGAGGTATTTATAATGACAAATGAAGAACTGATGCAAGAAGAATTGAACTTAGAATCATCTTACAGACAAGATGGTTACGAAGCAGCTTTATCTGCTCTCTATGAAGCCAAAGAAAAAGAGATGGTTGATACTGCTTTGCCTATCGGACAAGCGTTCTTCAGACACAAAGCAATGGTTGTCAAGAAAACTATGGAAGAATGGCTCATTAAAAACATGAAGCCTAAAGCTGGTGTCAAGCAGAACTTTATCTTCCTGCTGGATGATTTGAAACGTGAATTTGTTACTGCTGATGGTGATGTGGATATTGATACTATTGCCAATATCTGCTCCTCTGTCACCCTCTCCTGCCTTATCAATGCCTTAACAACCAACAGCAGTAAAGGTATGGCGTTCTTTAATGATATAGGAGCACGTATCGGTGTTAACCTGATGTTTGAGTATCAGACACAATGCTTTGATAATTGGCTGAAGACCTTACCTAAAGAAGACAAAAACAGAAAAGCACTTGCAGGTATCGACAAGCGCATCGGTATGCATTATCGCTATGTATACATGAAGAAGGCTGTTAAAAACTGTGGTTACAACATGCCTACATGGGAACAAGGTGACAATGAAGCACTTATCAACTTAGGGTGTGCTCTGCTGACATTGACAGAAGACACAACAGGATATTGGTATCGTGATTCTGACATGCACACACCTACATACCTTGTCCCCACCCCTGAATTTATTGAAGCATGGGAACGAAACGAAGACAACATGCTTGCACTTGCCCACAAGAGCTGTCCTATGGTTGTTCCACCAAAAGAGTGGGTATCTTATGATGAGGGCGGTTACTATGGAGACCTTGCAGCTTTTTCAACATTCCTGCGCTTAAAATATGGACACAACGCTTTCAGAAAAACCTATGAAGCACGTCTGCATCAATTAGATACCCCTGATGTTTATAAGGCAGTGAACAGTATCCAAGCAACAGCATGGTGCATCAACAAAGAGGTGTTGTCTATCATCAAACAATGCCGTACCTTAGGCTATATCCCCTACGGCAAGCAGAAAGACACACACATTATGAGCTTAGATTTGGATGATGGAAAACCTGCTGATTTGCCTGAACACCCTACGGATGAGATGGTTAAGGAATACAAGAAAAATAAAGCTCAATGGTGGAAAGGGCAAAAAAGAAGAATATCTATTATCAATCGCTCTAATACCATGATAAACATAGCGGATAAGTTCAGTGTCTATGAGAATATCTATTTTCCTTGGAATATGGATTTTAGAGGACGTATCTATCCTATTCCATCTTTCAGTCCCCAAGGTGATGATATTTGCAAAGGCTTGTTGCTCTTTTCTGCTACCCCTCCTTGTCAAGACCCTAAAGATATTGAATGGCTTGCCATTACCGGAGCTAACCTTGCAGGTGAAGACAAAATCAGCTATGCTGACCGCATCCAATGGGTTTATGCCAATGAAGAAGTTATTCTTGATGTAGCAAAAGACCCTATGGGTAACTTATGGTGGTTACATAAAGACAAAAAGCCTGTACAACTGCTGGCATGGTGTCTTGAATGGGCAAAAGCTAAGCAGTGGATAGCTGCCCATGGCTCTATTGTTGGTTGGGTAACAGGTCTCCCCTATGCTCAGGACGGCACATGCTCAGGTCTGCAACATTTCAGTGCTATTCTGCGTGACCCCATCGGTGGTGCTGCGGTGAACCTTGTACCCCAAGACAAACCGAATGACATCTATCGCTTGGTAGCTGACAAGGTAAATGTTGTCTTGAAGCAGGATGCTATGTCAGGCACTATTGACGAATGGGACGAAGAAAAGCTGAAGACCAAGTTCGGTACAAAAACTATGGCGCAGATATGGTTAAATTATGGTGTTAACCGCACTGTAACCAAAAGACCTACTATGACCCTTGCCTATGGTGCTAAAAAGCGTGGCTACACTGAACAGATTATGGAAGATACAATCAGACCAGCTCTGAACGCTAAGACTACCTGTGGTTTTACAGAGACTAATGCCTATCAATGTGCTATGTATATGGCTGAGCTGATATGGAACTCTGTAGGTGCTACTGTTGTACGTGCTGTTGAGGGCATGGATTGGTTACATAAAGTTTCCAAACTTGTCACCAAAAATGCAAATGTAGTGTCTTGGTGCACACCTTTAGGTCTCTTGTTGCAACAAAATTATTTAAAGTATGAATCTAAGGTGATTAAGTTACGTTGTGCCGGAAAGCGATTCAGAGTGTATGTCCCCCACCAAACAGGTGTGATTGATAAGACAAAACAGGCTAATGGTATTGCTCCGAACTTTATTCACTCCATGGATGCCTGTCACCTTCAAATGACAGTATGCAGAGCTAAGGATGCTGGTATCAATCACTTTACCATGGTGCATGATTCTTATGGTTGCCCTATGTCTCAGGCTAAACTGATGTATGAGATTGTACGTAAAGCCTTTGTAGATATGTATACAGAGCATGATGTCTTGGATGAGTTTAGACAATATCTGCAACCTTTGGTGAATAAAGAACTCCCTGCTCCCCCTAAAAAAGGTGATTTAGACCTCAACATTGTATTGGACAGTAAGTACATCTTCTGCTAATGGGTACACGTAAACGAAGAAAGACAATAGATAACTATAGTTTTCTATAGATTCTATAGAGACCTTTAAGGACCTAAGGTTATGTTATTAATAACTAATAATAACTTACCTAAGGTAACTAAAGGTCTCTATTGTCTTTATAGTCCCTTTAAAATCCTTTAGGTAACTAAAGAAAATGCTAATGGGTACACGTAAACGAAGAAAAGACAACACACTTTTCAAAAATCTAAATCGAGCCGTTTCTATCAACCTTTCTGTGTGTTGTCTTTTCTCAATAATTTTTAAGGAGGTATTGTCTATGTTGAAACAGGACGCTCGTGTAGGTCAGAGGGTATCAGTTACACATGGTGCTGATAAAGGCTGCACAGGTATAGTAATAGGCTTAAGGTCTACACATGCTCTTGTCCATCTTGATGGTAGTGAATCTGCGCTGGTTAGTTTTTTAAGTTACGACATGCTTGAACCTTATACACCTGACCATGCCACTAGCAATCAAGCAAAATATTATGATGAGCATTATGCATCCATGGTAGGCTTAGAGCCTATCGAACTGATGCAGCTTGTGTTGTCTCCTGCTGAATTTATCGGCTTTCTCAAAGGCAACATCATCAAATACACCCTGCGTGCTGGAAAGAAGCAAGGTGAAGCTGCAGAAAAGGATGCAGCTAAGGCTAAACGCTATACCGAATGGCTTACGAAACTTGGCTATAAGATGCCAATCAATCCAAAGGAGGACTAAAATTTGGTAAACATTAAATTCAAAAAACTTGACCCTAAAGCCACTCTCCCCCAAGCAATGACAGGTGGAGCTGCTGGTCTTGATTTGGTTTGTCTTAACCGCATGGCGGTGACACCGAACCGCTGGTCTTCAAAGGCAGCTATCATTCACACAGGCTTGGCTATGGAATTACCTGAAGGCTATTATGCTGAGGTTGTCTTGCGCTCCTCTACAGGCAGAGACACAAAACTCAGACTTGCTAATCAGGTTGGTATTATTGATTCTGATTATCGTGGTGAAATCATGTTGTATGTGGAGAATTTAGGTGACCATCTCGAAATTATTAATGCTGGTCAACGAATTGCGCAACTGTTGATTCACAAGATTGAAGAAGTGGTGATTGAAGAAGCCACTGATGAGCTGTCTAAGACTGAAAGAGGTCTTGAAAGTGGCAGTACAGGTAAAGGAACTAAACCTGCTGTGAAGACAAGAAGAACCAAGGAGGGAGCTAAGGATGCCTAAATTTAAAGTTGGTGACAGAGTTATGGTACATCCATACAGCTATAGAGGGGAAATTACAGGTACTATCATTAGAGCTGTTGGGCGTTATCCTCTTTATGATGTGACATTAGATAAACCTTTTTTAGAAGGCATGAAAAACTATCTTGCTGCTGAAGGTGAGATTACCCCTGTTAAGGATGAGAAGGCTAAGATTGTCTTCTATGCAGAACCTAAAGAACGTACTGTTCATTGTAAGTTTTTTGGTTCTATGGGCATGGTGGCTCATACCAAGTCTGTATGCAGTCCTGATGATGATTTTGATTTTCTGACAGGTGTTCAGATTGCCCTGCAACGTATGCTGAAGTTGCAACACAAAAAGATGGTACTTCCATCATTTAATGATATTGAATTTATTGATTTTAAAAAATAAAGGAGAATAACAAATATGGCAAAGAATGATTTTGCACAAATTACAACCCCTGCTGGTGAGGCGGTGTACCCTAAGCTCCGCAGCACCGAAGTATTTGATGGAGAGGATACCGGAAAGTATGTCTGCGGTATCAAATTGTCTAAAGAAGACACTGATAAGCTGATTCAACGTATCGAAAATGAATGGGAGATGGCTAAGAAGTCCCCCGACTTTGATGGCAAACGCTATGGTCGCAACTCTGCCCCTGCCCTTGGTTTCCATGAAGACAAAGATGGTGATATTGTCTTTAAGGCTAAGACCAACGCTGTTATCAAGACCAAAGCTGGTGATGTTATCGAAAAGACTATGGCGGTCTTTGATAAGAAGGGTAAACCTATGGACGAAGAGATGGAAGTTGGCAACGGCTCTACCATTCGTCTGTGTATGCTTCTGCGTCCGTTCTACGCTTCTGCTACTGTCTATGGCATCCAACTGCTCCTGAAGGCTGTTCAGGTTCTGAATTATGTAGCTCCTGCTGCTGGTTCTGTATCTGCTGATGATTGTGGCTTTGAGGTTGTCGCAGAGGAAGAATTTGACGAAAACAACCCGCCGTTTGACTTTTAATCATGGCTATCAAATTTAATCGCAGAGGTGGCTTTGCTACCCTCAACAAACCCTATCGCAGCGGTTTAGAAGACCGCCTAGCACAGCAACTTGAAAACGCAGGAGTGCCTAAGGTGTACGAAAAATACTCTATCGCCTATGAGATTCCTGCTACAAAGCATCATTATACCCCTGACTTCATTCTGCCTAATGGCATCATCATTGAAGCCAAGGGTATCTTTGAAGCTGCTGACCGCAAGAAACATCTGCTTATCAGACAACAATATCCTAATTTAGACATACGCTTTGTATTCTCCAACGCTAAGACAAGAATTGGTACAGGAGCTAAGACTACTGTGGCTGAATGGTGTGAGAAGCATGGTTTCCAATATGCCAGCAGAGAGATTCCCTCTCGTTGGTTCAAAGAGACCATGAAGGACACCAATGGTCTTGTCCTGCGTGGAAAAGGTGAGCGTATTGTCACTCTTTAAATTCAAAGAGCGCACTGAGACCACACAGATATGTGTTGTCTTAAGAAACCTAAAGGGTAAGTGCAAACGTGAGCTGTTTAGGGAAGCTTACAGACAAGGTGAAGTTGACACAGGCTTCCACTTTATTGTCTTCAACAATGGTCTTTTTGAGACCGACAGAGAAATAAAGGCAGTTGCCGGATATAATCTGCCTGAATGTGAGACTTCTGTGTATGTCTTAGCTGATACGCTAGGACGAAAGAAAATATCCGATGCTCAGCAGTATGTACTGAATGAGCTGAAGGCACAGTTTAATGTGCCTATAAAATTTATTACTGACGAGGTGTAACTTATGGAGACACATCAACCCTGCCCTGCTTGTGGCAGCCATGATGCCCTAACCATCTATGAAGATGGGCACAGCTATTGTTTCTCATGTAACACCTACTTTCGCAGTGACAAGGAGGAGAAAAAATTGTCAAGTGGTTTAAAGAAACAAGGTCTGATAGACCTACAGGACATGGTGGTCTCCCCCTTGCCTAAGCGGAAACTGACAAAACAGACCTGTGCTAAATATGGCTACTTTACCTCTATGGCACATGGTCAGCCTGTGCAGGTTGCTTGTTACTATGACGATGATAATAAGCTCTTAGGGCAAAAAATCAGATATGCTGATAAGACCTTTGAAGCTAGAGGTTCTTTTAGTGAGCGGTTCTTTGGACAACATCTGTTCCAAGGTGGTGGCAAGAAGCTGGTAGTGACCGAGGGTGAGATTGATTGTCTTACAGTCTCGCAGGTACAGGGTAATAAATATCCTGTTGTGAGTATTCCTACAGGTGCTGCTAGTGCTGCTAAAGTCTTCAGAGCTAACTTTAATTGGCTAGAGAGCTTTGAGGAAGTCATTGTCATGTTTGATATGGATGATGCAGGAAGAAAAGCTGTGAAGGCTGTTAGCGGTATCTTGTCCCCTAACAAACTTAAGATAGCATGGCTACCTTGTAAAGACCCTAATGAGTGTTTACAGGAAGGCAAGGCTGATGCTGTTGTCAAAGCTGTTTGGGAAGCTAAGACATACACCCCTGCTGACATCATCAAAGGTGATGAACTGTGGGAGGTATTGTCTAAGCATGAAGAATCCCTGAACTACCCCTTGCCTTGGGACATCCCACTGCAAAACATGACTGATGGGTTACGAAAAGGTGAGCTGGTAGTTATCACAGCAGGTACAGGTATAGGTAAAACTACGTTCGTTAGACAACTAGCCTATCATCTTGGTACTGAGTGCTATTGTAAAGTAGGGATGCTGATGTTGGAAGAAAACGTCAAGCACACCGCCAATGGTCTTGTGTGTCTGAAGCTTGGCAAACCTGCCCATAGACCTATCATTGACAGTGAGTACAAAAAAGCCTTTGAAGACATCATGGATAATTTTGTCTTCTACAATCACTTCGGCTCTCTCGAATGTGAAGACCTCTTGCAGACCATCCGTTACATGGTGACAGGTGAGCAGGTGGATTTTGTTGTCTTAGACCACATCTCCATTGCTATCAGCGGTCTTGACATTGAAAATGAGCGTAAGGCTACTGATGTCCTTATGACGAAACTTCGTTCGCTTGTAGAAGAAACAGGTGTAGGAATGTTGGTTGTCTCTCACCTACGTAGAACTGACGGCACTCCTGCTGAAGAAGGTGGTGCTCTCTCCCTTTCACATCTGCGTGGTTCACAGGCTATCTCACAACTCTCTGATGCTGTGTGGGGTCTTGAAAGAAACCAGCAGGATGAGGGAATGAAGAAGAACCTTGTGCGTGTCAGGGTACTGAAGAACAGATATAGCGGTGATACAGGTATCGCCGGATACCTTGCATATGACAAGGAACATAATATCTTAAAAGCTGTAAAGGACTTATCAGAATATAATGCACCTGAGTGTCCTTTTGATACTGAAGAAGAGAAAGGAGATTTTTAGATGTTTGAAATCTTAGAAAAGCTTATTGATTGGTGTACTTCCCTGCTGTCTTGGTTGTCGCGTAAGCAGGTCGAAGCTGCTAAGGCTCGTATCAAGAACTGCAATAGCATGATTCATAATGCTAACAAGGCTAAGATTGCATACTTGCAGAAGCATGAGAAGACAATCAATGCTCTTGAAAACGAGCGTGAGCGCATGGAATACTTCTTGTCGCAAGATGCTGTGGAGCTGTAATTATGTTGGATACAAAACAATGTAATACATGTGGTAGAATCCTGCCTTTATCCTCTTTTTATCTAAGAGGTAAGGGGGGATAGAGCAGCAGGAACACCACGTCATCAATGTAAAGAATGTCGAGCAAAGATAGCATCTGCATATTATCAAAAACATAAAGAAGCACACAATAAAGTTGCAAATAGGTATCACCGCTTGAAATTTGCAGGTTTTTCAGAAGACCATTACAATCAAAAATTTCAAGAACAAAAAGGGTGTTGTGCTATTTGTGGTAAGGCAGTTTCAGAAGTAAAGCGTAAAGTACTCTGTGCAGACCATAATCATGCCACAGGTAAGCCTAGAGGTTTATTATGTCCTATATGTAATTTAATGCTTGGCTATGCTTATGATGATATTGCTGTTTTAGAAAAAGCAATACAGTATTTAAAGAAATATGAGGAATAATTATGCTTTACTTTGATATAGAAACAGATGGTCTTTTAGATACCCTCACCAAAGGGCACTGCATGGTTATTATTGATGAACAAAATAATATATCAGCGTATCGTCCTGATACTTTCAAAAAAGGAGCTATGAGATTAATTTCTGCTCTAAAAGATGGCGAAAGTATTGTAGGGCATAATATTATTTCCTTCGACTTAGAAGCTCTTGCTAAGCTCTATCCTGAGTTCCGCATAAAGCGAGAATGGAGACCACAAGTCTTAGATACTCTTGTACTTGCACGTCTTATCTGTGGCAACATAGAAGATACTGACCACGCTAGAGTACGTAATGGTACACTCCCTGCTAAGCTGCTTGGTAGGCAGTCTCTAAAGGCGTGGGGGTATCGCCTTGGGGAGCTTAAAGGTACGTATGGTGAACAAGAAGATGCATGGGATTCCTTTAGTGAAGAGATGCTCTCCTATTGTGTGCAGGATGTCACTGTCACAAAGAAGCTCTATACATACCTTATGAAGATTGGAGCACCTGCTAAGGCTATAGAGCTGGAGCATCAGGCACAATGGCTGATGTCTAAGCAGGAGCGAAATGGTTTTGTCTTTGATTTAGAAAAGGCAGAGAAGCTGAGGGAAACCTTAGAGCTACGCTATGCTGTGTTGTCTTCTCAGCTCGTGGCGATTGTGCCACAGATACCTGATAAGGTCTTCGTACCTAAGAGAGACAACAAACGCTTAGGTTATAAGAAGGGTGTCCCTATCCAAAGATATAAGGATTTTAATCCTAGTAGCAGACAGCAGGTGGCATGGGTGCTGGAACATCAATTTAATTATCTGCCGGAAAACGAAGACTGCTATGAGGATGAAAGACTGAAGATTGATGGTGATACCTTTAAGTTTATTAAGGGTGACGAAAACGCACCACAGGAGCTAAGAGATTTAGCTGCTGTCTTTGAGGAATACCTTATGGTAGCTAAGCGTCTTGGACAGTTAGCCACAGGTAACCAAGCATGGCTGAAGCATGTTAAGGCTGATGGTAGAATCCATGGCAGCGTAAACCCTTGTGGTACTGTAACAGGACGTGCTACCCATGCGAACCCTAATGTTGCCCAAGTACCCCACGTTGGCAGTCCCTACGGACAAGAGTGCAGGGAATTGTTTAGAGCACCTGAGGGTTGGTTTGAGGTGGGTGTAGATGCCTGTGGCTTGGAGCTTAGGTGTCTAGCACATTATCTTTATCCCTATGATAAAGGTGCTTATGCCCATGTTATCTTGAATGGTGATATCCACACATTGAATCAACAGGCTGCTGGGTTACCTACAAGAAACCAAGCGAAGACCTTTGACTAAATAGAGGTCTATAAACCCATTGAAAACGGTGAAACTCTCACTGAGACAATACCGTGCGAAGCTAAAAAGGAGAAGAATGACTAGAGAAGATTATCTACAAAAGATGCTACAAATTGTGGCAGGAAATAAACCTAAGAAATTACAGACAGCAAAACCAAGTAAGTACCCACAAGGCTATTTCAAAGCAAAGAAATGTAAGCATTGTGGGTCTATTTTTATTCCTAAAGCTCCTTCTGAGCATTACTGCTGTGACTTCTGTAAAGATTATGGTGTCACCAATGCTTACTATAAAAGAGTGTATGGTCTTACCCTTGATGATGTATTAGATATGGCAGAAAATCAAAATTTTGTCTGTGCTATTTGTCATGGTGATAACTTTGCTATGAATGATTGCCACTCAGGGGTGCTTGTTGTTGACCATGACCACGAGACAGGTAAAGTGCGTGGGTTGGTCTGTCATAACTGTAATCGTGCCTTAGGTTTGCTACATGATGATGTTGATAATTTCCGTAGAGCTATTTCCTATTTAGAACGTGTAACGACTATTCCGGAAGGAAGTACAGTACAAGCTGATGGTGCTGGAAGCGGTGGGCATTGATGATATAGTCTGCTCTCATAGGTGACTATGAGCTGTCCTTATGGACGCATAGGGTGTTGCGAACCCTATGGAACATTTTGGTATTTATGCATTTCTCTATGGTAGTGGAGACAAAAATCTTGGCAAGCTTCTTGGTGGTGATGAAGCTATGGGCAAGAAAGCAAAGAATAAGTTTCTGAAGGCTACCCCTGCTATCAAGATGCTGCGTGAAGCTGTCAAGAATACACTTGTGGTTGAGTACCACGGCAAAATTAAAGAATGGAAACGAAAATATTTAAGAGGGTTGGATGGCAGACATCTCCATGTGAGAAGTCTACATTCAGCTCTCAATTTGCTTTTACAGTCCTGTGGTGCATTGATATGTAAAAAATGGACTGTAACTTGGGAAGAAAATATGGTGAAGGCTGGCTATGACCATGGCAAAGACTTCTTTTGGATGGCAAATATTCATGATGAATCCCAAATAGCCTGCCGTACTAAAGAGATAGCTGAAGATGCTAGCCGAATTGCCCAAGAATCTATGAGACAAACACAAGAATATTATGGAATCAGATGCCAATTAGATACCGAGGGAAAGATTGGTCAAAATTGGTATGATTGTCATTGAGGTGTAAGAATGTTTAACATCCCTACTCTACTCTTAGTCATATGCACCGCCTATACCCCTGCCTTTGACGAATGTGGCAAGAACGATGGCATCACAGCAAGCGGACACCCTGCAATCATGGGGCAAACAGTAGCCTGTGATGGACTACCTCTAGGAACTGAGGTGGTTATTGATGGACACAGCTATATCGTTCAGGACAGGTTCGGCGGTGATTATGGTAAGACAAAAATTGATATTTTTATGAACACTAAAGCAGAAGCCTTTAGGTTCGGAAGACAAACAAAAATTGTGGAGGTAAAGCCTTATGTCGAAACAAAAGCAACCTTTTGTGCCAAAGATTGGTCAGAAGGTCTATATAAAACGTCAGAACTCCTTAGGAGAGACCGTTTATTTTGAGGGTGTGGTAACAAGAATCCGCATCGAAATCCAATGTAAACAAGGTGGCTTTATGACTATTGCATCCCCACATACCTTAGAGACCAAAGCAAAGGGTCTTGTAGCAGGAGGTGCCCTGTTCTAATGCCTACTGTTGGACTTATTTCTATGACCCCTAACTACATGGCACTCTTGGAGTGTGCTTGTAGACAACCCTATGGTAAAGATGTTAACGAGAAGTCTATCAAGAAAATTATTGAGAGCGGACATCTTAGTGTCTTGGAGCACTGCTATGCTTCCTTTTTGGTGACATGTTCTGTGCGTGTCTTAGGACAACTCACGAGACATCGCCACCTCAGCTTCACCTGTAAATCTGCTAGAGGCAGTGTCTTTGATACCTGCATTATCCCTGATGGTATGTATGATTTTGCTAAAAAGCATGGCGTACCTAAAGAAGTAGTTGATTCTATGATTGATAAGCATCCTATGCTTCATGCTTACAAAGAATGTATTGCTGATGGTCTTAGTGAGCAGGATGCTGCCTATTTTTTGCCACAGGGTGTTGAAACATCCCTTGTTGTAACCGGAAACTTTAGAGCATGGTGTGAATACTTGCCTAAGCGTTTGTGCAAGAGAGCCATGCCTGAGCATAGAAAGTTAGCTGAAGCCATCCAAAAATGTTTGGCTGATGCTGCACCTGAAATCTTTGATAGAAGCTTTATGAACTGTGCTCACTGTACTGAAAGGAGCTGTGATTTTAAATGAATTGGAGAGCTATTGCTATTTATATCCTCTTGCTTATCCTGTTTCTCACTGTTGTTTATGGTCTGATTGTTGGTGGTATCCTTGGTATTATCCACCTGCTGATGGGGGTATTCAACCTTGGTTGCTAAATCTTTAGAACTGTTCTTTGATGCGGACATGATTGTCTTTCGCACCTGTGCAGCAGCAGAGCAGGAAATTAATTGGTATGGTGACCTGTGGACACTACACTCTGACTTAGCAGAGGTTAAGGATGCTATTGACACAATGGTTGTCAGTATCACCGATAAAGTCCTGCGTCACATGGAGCACGAGGGAGCATATACGATTAACATGTGCTTCTCCAGCTACCCCTACTTCCGCTCTAAGGTCTATCCCCCTTATAAGCTCAATCGTGTGGCTAAGAGAAAACCTCTTGCTTACCATTCTGCTGTTGAGTGGGTAAAGAAAAGCTATAATGTGTTGTCTATCCCAAGTCTTGAAGCAGATGATATTTTAGGTATCTATGGAACAGCCCCCTCTACCTCTGCTGTTATTATCAGCGGTGATAAGGATATGCGGTCTATCCCCTGTCCTTTTTACAACTTCATTCAGGATACATTCCATAAGACAACAAAAGCAGAAGCTGATTATCAGTTCCTGTATCAAACCCTTGTCGGTGATGCTACTGATAACTACAAAGGTTGTCCTAAGATTGGTGAGGTTGGTGCAAAGAAAATCCTAGACAAAGACTGCTCATGGGATGCCGTGGTGGCTGCCTATGAGAAAGCAGGTTTGTCTGAGGAAGAAGCACTGACACAGGCAAGAGTTGCACGTATTCTCAGATTTGAGGATGTTGATAAAGACTTTAAGCCTATCCTTTGGACACCCAAAGGGTCACAAAAGAGACAATAAAGTAAAGGGGCATATAAGCGACAATGAATATTAATATTGTAACTAATAAAGGGGATGATGGAGAAAAACTACCATATGTAAACCCTATGATTTATGAACATTTAGAGAAAGCCTACAGTCTTGGTAGCCTTATGACACACAACTTCAAAACAAATGACGAGCATATTGGATATATTAAGGGAGTTATGGATGTGCTTGGGCATATCAAGATGATGGCTAACTTGAATGACGAGGAGTGATAAGATGTGCTGGAAGATTAAGACACCCAGCGTAAATACTGATGTATCTGCATCCTCCTTAGTACCGGAAACCAATGCTAAAGACCCTGATAGTCCTGAGTATGGTGGTACTGCTGATACCTTTAACAAGAAAAAAGGTAGACAACAACTGACGATTGCTCGCAATGGCGTGTACAATCCCACACAGTTGTAGAGAGGAGGAACTATGTGCGGTAAAAAACCAAAAGTACAACAAGCTGCTCCTGCTGCTGCCCCTGTTGCAGCACCCTTGAAGATTGATAATGTGGCTGAGGATACCAAAAAGGAAAATCCGAACGCTAAGACCAAGGGTAAAAAGAAGCTTACCATTACTCAGATTGGTAGCGGTACAGGGGTGAACCTTTAATGGCAGAGACAGCAAAAGCTTTATATGAGCGATTGGCTATTGAGCGTGAGGTGTATATTGATAGAGCTGAGGATTGTGCAAAATATACAATCCCTTTTTTATTTCCTAAAAAAGAAGCTAATGGTACTACTAAGTACCCTACGCCCTACCAAGCAGTAGGTGCAAGAGGTGTCAATAACCTCACTTCAAAGCTGGTATTAGCTCTGTTCCCTCCAAACACACCCTTTTTCAGACAAGACATCCGAGATGATGTCCTCAAATACTATGAGAGCAAACCTGAAGACAAACAAGAGATAGAGCAAGCATTAGTACAAAGAGAACAAACGGCTCAGAAATACTTTGAATCTTCGCAGATGCGTGTCTCCATGGAGGTGTGTCTGAAACAGCTTATTATAGCTGGCAATGCTTTACTGTTCTTCCCTCCTAAAGAGGGGGGCATTAAAGTCTATAAGCTGAATAGCTATGTGGTACAAAGAGACTTTGTGGGACATCCTATTCAGATGATTACCTGTGACAAACTTGCTATCAACACCCTGCCCTATGAGGTCTTAGGACAACTAGATATTGATTTGTCTACCAAACGTGGTGATGAATTGGTTGAGGTCTATACCCATATCACCTATTCGTCTAAAGACAACAGATATTATAGTTACCAAGAGATTGAGGGTAAACAGATTGATGGTTATGAGCAGTCTTTCCCTGCTGATGTTTGTCCTTGGATTCCTGTCCGTCTCTTTAAGATGGATGGTGAACATTATAGTCGCTCGTATGTTGAGGAATATATTGGTGACTTAAAGACCTTAGAAGGTCTCTCTAAAGCCATTGCAGAGATGTCTGCTATTGCTGCTTCTGTAATCTACCTTGTGCGCCCTAATGGTGTGACACAGCCTAGCAAGATTATGAAGACAAAAAATGGTGGCTTTGTAACAGGTAACAAGGAAGATGTTACTTGCCTGTCGCTGGACAAGACACAAGATATGCAGATTGCCAAAATGACTGCTGATGCTATTGAAAGCAGATTGTCTTATGCGTTCATGCTAAATTCTGCTGTCCAACGTAGTGGCGAACGTGTAACGGCTGAGGAAATCCGCTATGTGGCTAATGAGTTAGAAGATACACTAGGTGGTATTTATTCTATCCTGTCACAAGAATTGCAGTTACCCTTAGCTAACACACTTTTAAATATCCTTTCCAAAAAAGGTGAAATCGCTGATGTCCCTAAAGATATTGTGTCTCTTGCCGTAACTACAGGCATGGAAGCTATCGGACGTGGACATGACCAACAGAAGCTGACTGTCTTTATCCAAGGCATTGCTCAGATTCCTGATGCAGCATCTGTTGTGAATTGGGAAGGTGTTGCTCGTGCTTGGGCAAACAGTTGTAATCTTGATACCACAGGTTTGATTAAGACTGCTGAACAGATTCAACAGGAACAACAACAGGCACAAATGATGGCAATGGCACAGGCTGCTGTACCTAATGCAACCAAAGGTGCTATGGATGCCATGAATCAGCAAACACAGGGAGGTAGTGAATCTAATGGCTGATGTTGAAAATCAAAACACACAGGTCAATGAAGAACCTAAGGAAACACAGGTAGATATTACTGATACTACTATTGTTTCTAATGGTGAAGTAATTGATACCACTAAAAATGAAGGTGGCAATGGTGAGGAAGAAACCACCACTAGTGAAAAAGACACCAAAGAAGAAAAAGAAGACAAACCTGCTGAGGAGCAGGAAGACTACCAAAAAGCTAAAGGTGAGATTGAATCTGCCAAGACCGAGCTGGAAGGTAAAGGCATTGACTATGCTGCCTTAGAAGCTGAATACAATGAAAAAGGTGAGTTGTCTGAAGACAGTTATAAACTGTTGGAAGAAAAAGGCTACCCTAAAGCTCTTGTAGAAGCAGCTCTTGCAGGTTGGCAAGCTAAGGCTGATGCTTTTGCTAACAAGATTATTGAGGATGCAGGTGGTATCAATGAGTACAAACGTATCCAAAAATTTGTTCAGTCCCAAGGTGCAGGTGCTGTCAGTGCCTTCAATGCTATTGTAAACAAAGATGATTTGTCTGTTGTGTCTGCTTACATTGCAGGTGTAAAGGCTCAAATGGTAGCGCAACATGGTACTGCTAATCCTACTTTAGGTGGCAGTGGTAACGTGGGTAAATCCAAAGGCTATACTGATGCCAATGAGATGATTAAGGCTATGAGTGACCCACGCTATGGCAAAGACCCTAACTACATGCAGGAAGTAGAGCGTAAAGTCGCTGCTTCTAAATTCTTTGGTTAAGACAAAAACGTTAACCCCCTCCCATAAGTGGAGGGTTATTTTTTTTATTCAAAATTATTAAAGGAGTGATTTAATGGCTGATATGATTATTGCCAACCCCGGTCTTGCACAATCTGATAAAGGCAAAGACCGCTTAGGTTTATTTCTGAAAATGTTTACCGGTGAAGTTCTCACCGCTTTCTCTCAATCCACTATTACCGGTGGTCGCTTCTCTGAGCGTACTATCGAACATGGTAAATCTGCTATCTTCCCCATTGTAGGTCGTGCAAAAGCTAAGTACCTGAAAGCAGGTAAGAACTTGGATGACCTGCGCACCCCCATTGAGCACAATGAGCGCACTATCGTGCTGGATGGTCTGCTGACCTCTGACTGCATGATTTTTGATTTGGATGAAGCTATGAACCACTTTGAGCTGCGCTCTAAGTATTCTAAGGAAATGGGTGAAGCATTGGCTGTTGCTCAGGACTGCGCTATCTTGGCTGAAGTAGCTAAGATGATTGTAGCAGACAAAGAGAACTTGCCTACCAATGCTACTACTGGTGTTAAAGGCACTGGCAAAGGTCTGATTGTCACCGAGACTGTGGCAACCGCTGACTATGGCGAGACTGAAGCTATGGGTGTAGCTATCTTTAAGGAACTGCTGAAAATCAAGACCAAAATGTCTGAGAACAATGTTCCGCTGGCAGGTCGCAACTGCTACATCAAACCGATGGCACTCAATGCACTGATCGCCAACAAAGACATCATCAACAAACTGTATGGTGCTTCTATGACCATTGAGGGTAACAACCCTCCGAAACTGATTGGTTTCGATTTGATTGAAGCTCCTCTGCTGACCGAGGGTGGTGTAGATAACGAGAATGTTATGCAAGGTGATGGTCATGTATTCCCTACTACCTACAAAGACACCTGCCAATTCATTGTGGCACATCCGTCTTCTGCTGGTATCTTGACCCTCAAAGGTCTTGGTATGGAACATGCTCGCCGTCCTGAATATCAGGCTGACCAAATTATTGCTAAATATGCAAAAGGCTTTGGTGGTCTGCGCCCTGAAGCAGCCTTCATGGGTGTTGTAACTCAGGCTTAATTTTAAACTACTAACCTTAGGGGATGGCGTATGCTGTCCCCTATTTTTTCTAAATAATGAAAGGAGATGTCAATGCAACTAACAGCGTTAACTGAACTTGATGCAGTCAATAGTATCATTGGTACTATTGGTGAAGCTCCTATCAACAGTCTTGAAGAAATGACAGATGTGGATGCTATTAATGCCTTACGTATCCTGCGGAATATTAGCAGACAAGAGCAGTCACGTGGATGGACTTTTAACAAGACACCCCACTTCACCCTTAACCCTGACGTAGACACCAAAAAGATTCCATGGAACAGTAACTACTTGTATCTTAAGGATAACCATGGTGTCAAACTTGTTAGACAGGGTGACTATGTGAAAGACCTGTTCAAAGACACACTGATATTTGAGCATCCTTTGGATGTAGAGATGGTGCTTTATCTTGACTTTGAGAATTTGCCGGAGCAGATGAGAAACTATATCTTAGCTAAGGCATGTTTTGTCTTCCAAAGCTCCTACTTTGGTGATGATAGTCTGACCAAGGTTACCCAGCAAGAGATTGCTGAAGCATGGCAACATCTGATGGAATTTGAGGTAGACAATAACAGCTACTCTATGCTGGAGCATACCTATGTGCATAAGCTGAGATTGAGGTGAGACTATGGGATTGATTAATCAAGACATAAAGAACCTTGTTAGTGGTGTGTCTCAGCAACCCCCTATTCTCAGACACCCTGAACAGCTAGAGGAACAGTTGAATGGTTATTCTAGTGAAGCAGGTGGTTTACAAAAGCGTCCCCCTACTATCTTTGAAGCCAATCTAGGTAAGAGGGGCAATGCTATCAATAAGCCTTTGATACACTTTATAGATAGAGATATTAATGAAAAATATATTGTCATTTTCACAGGTGCAGGTATTGATGTTTTTGACCTACAAGGTAACAAGAAAACTGTGACGATGAAGGAGGATACCTCCTATATTTATACACAAAGTCCGCGCAGTAATATTAAGGTTATTACTATTGCTGATTATACCTTTATCGCCAATACAGTACAGAAAGCTAAAATGTTAGATAAAGTGGATGATATATCATGGAACACCCAAGGGTTACTTGTGAATATCAAGAGTGGTCAGTATGGCAGAACCTATAAGATTGTAGTAAACAATGAAACTGTTGCAAGCTTTGAAACACCTGATGGTAGTGATAAGTCACATACTAAGCAGATTGCTACAGACTATATTGTAGAACAATTAGCTGCGCAATGTAGTGATAAAGGGTACACTACTAAAACAGGTTCTTCGTGGTTGTATCTTAAGAAAAGTGCTTTTGTTACTGAAACAGGTGAGACTGTACCTATACAACCTTCTACTACCTCAGCTCAACAGGAGGATATTTTTAAGGGACTAAATTATAATTATCTTTATATGTGGAATCGTTTTTATGATGTGTACACCCCTTCCACTGTAGTACGCACTTTAGGTAAGATTATTGTAACTATTCCAAAGAGAAAGGTTCTGACTGATGCTGCGGATATAGAAGCCTATAACAAAATTAAAGCCGAAATTGATAGATGTGCTTCTGATAGATGGACTGTCACTACTGCTGATGCTGAATTAATAGTTTATCGTAACAATAAGCCTACATTAGATAAAACAGAAGCAGATGCCTACACTATTGAGTATGGTGAAGACACCAATACACCTTCTTATAGTACAGCTAAGTCCCTTATTACTTCTGCTGAAGTATTCGATGGTTATAACAATCAGGCTGCCTTTGGTATCCTTAAGTCGGTGCAGAAGTTCACCAACCTTCCTGCTACTGCTCCTGATGGTTACCTTGTAAAGATTGTAGGTGAAGAAGGCAGTAACACTGATGATTATTATGTCAAATATAGTGCAGAAGAAAAGGTATGGAAAGAGTGTGCTAGACCTAACTTGAAGAACCATTTTGATACCTCTACGCTCCCTCATGTTCTTGTACGTGAAGCTGATGGTACTTTTACTTTCCGTAGAGCCGAATGGGAATCTAGGGATATTGGTGATGAAGACAGCAACCCTCTCCCCTCTTTTATAGGGCAGACAATAAATGATGTCTTCTACCACAGAAACCGCTTAGGCTTCTTAAGTGGTGAGAATGTTATCTTGACACGCTCTGCTAACTTCTTTAACTTTTGGATGACTAGTGCAACCAAAGTGCAGGACACAGACCCTATTGATTTAGCGGTCTCTGATAACACCATTAGCACCCTCTATAATGCTGTCACATTTGATACTGACCTTATCTTATTCAGTCAAGAAGCACAATTCATGCTCTCCGCTGATGGTGTCTTGACACCTACAAGTGCTAATCTGTCCCCGGCAGTTACCCACTATGAAGCTAGTCTGAAAGCTAAGCCTGTCAATGCAGGACGCAATGTTTACTTTGTAGCTGAAAGAGCTAAATATACTACTGTGCGTGAGTTCTTCACCGCAGCAGACAACACAGATGCTAAAGATGTTCAAGACATAACATCTCACGTGCCTAACTACATTCCTAATGGTGTCTATAAAATCATTCCTTCTACTGTTGAGAATGTCATGCTTTATCTTACTGAAGGTGATGAGACATCAATGTATGTCTATAAGTACCTCTTTATTGACAGCCAGCGTGTACAGGCTGCGTGGTCTAAGTGGGATATGCAGGGTGTTGTCTATGGAGGGCAATTTATTGACAACTATCTTTATCTAATAGTTGAGCGTAATGGCTACTACTGTTTGGAGAAGGTTTCCTTTACCATTAATACTACTGACTTTGATAGTGAAGCCTATCGTATCTTGTTGGACTGCAAACACTCCTATCAGATTCCTGCTGATTGCTATGATTCCCTAAAGGATGAAACTACAGTAAATGTAAGTGGCATCTTTGGATATATATATGAGCAGGATAGACAATACAGTGCTGTTGCTTCTGATGGTACATATGCTAAGGCTAAAGAAGGCAAGATGGTCTTTATTGGTGACTATTCTAACCAAGTATTGACTGTAGGTATCAATTATAACTTTAAGATTGTTATGTCAACTATTATGGTTAAGCAGTCTGATAATGGTAATACTCAGGCTCTCATTGAGGGTAGATTGCAACTTCGTCAGATGTGGTTTAACTATGCTGATAGTGGCTACTTTAAAGTAACTGTGGATATTAAAGACAAACAAGCCTATGTCTATGAGTATACCTCTAGGCTCTTAGGTACTCGTTTTAATATCTTAGGTGCAATGCCCTTTACCACAGGCTCTTTTAAGTTCCCTATCCAAGCCAAAAATGAAAACGTAAACATTTGTTTGGAAACAGACACCCCACTTCCTGTATCTCTTGTAGGTGCAGGTTGGATTGGTAACTATCAAAGGAGGACGAGACTATTTTAAAAGTATCTAAATTAAACATTGCACAGCTCTGTGACTTTAGAGAAAACATGAGAGAGGAAGACAGACTAGAGTGGTATTATGCTTCAGGCTGTTCTTTTGGTCTCACCCCTGTTCTAGAGTTGAAAGATGCTTTGTGTCTTTATGATGATGAGACACACAAGGTCTATGCCGTTGGTGGTATTGAAGCTGACTTAATATGGGTTGTCTGCACTACAGAAGTAGACAAGCACCCTATTAAATTCCTACGCTTCTGTAAACCTTTTTTCAAGAAGTGGGTACAATGGCATGTCAGCAATTATGTATGGATGAAGAATATCAAACATATCAGATGGCTCACATGGTTAGGTGCTAAATTCTACAAATACAAAGAAATCAATGGAGAGCCATTTCAGAAATTTAGTTTATATCCGGCAAAGGAGTGATGTCTTATGTGCAGTCCTATGGTGGCTGCTGGTATCAGTACAGGCTTGCAAGTAGCAGGTGACTACATGGGGCAACGTGCGCAAGCTAAGGCAGCACAGGCTACCATGAACGCACAGGCTAAGGCAGCTATTACTGAAATGAATTGGAATATTATGGATTTAGAACAGCAGCGCACAGATGCCTTTGACCAAGCTGTTGTAGAGATTAGCAACACTAGGTTGAACTCTATGCAACTCAATAGTGGTGTAAAGGCTGCTGTGAACGAGACCATGAGCGGACGTACTGCCAACCTCATTGTACGTGCTGCCGAAGGTGATACCGCTCGTGCTGTGTCCTCTATCCAAGACAACTATAAACGGAAATCTAATGAGGTTGACTTGAATCGTGAGCGTCAGGTAAAATCCACTCACGAATATTTAGAGAACCTTAATGCTTCTGCTCCTAAGATGCCTAGTAGATTCACTAACTTATTGTCTTCTGCTGCAACAGGCTTGAATAATTATACACAAGCTAAGAATATTATGAATCAGCAGAAGATTACAGGTGGTGTTAGTAAAACAGCTAAAAATGCTACTAAGACATGGGTAGGCAACGCTCCACGTAGCGTCCATGAGAAGCTAGGTATTGGCAATGGTATTTATAGGAGGTAAGAAGATTGAGTAAAGAAGTACAGGCAGCGGTAGGTACTCAACGGCAGTTTGCAAAACAACCGGAGATTCCCTATGCGCTGTCCTTAAATAAATTCAATGCATCTACAGGTATCTCACAACGTACAGATTTAGATGCACAACGCTTAGCATCATCTTTAGGTCTCCTTGGTAAGAATATCATGGAGGAGCGTATTGCTGATGAGAAGCGTACCCAAGACCAAGCAGTATTGGTCAATGCAGACAAACTCCTTGCAGGTAAGACACAAGAAGACCTGAAGAAGTTTGACCGCATGGCAGCTTTGCAGAACTCTAGTGCTGATTTTGACTTGACAGATAACCGCTATGCTATGGCTGTTCTTGAAAAAGGTATTGGTAAGATGGCAAGCCAATATGCCAAAGAGCAATGGGCAAATGACCCTGCTTCTGAAAAGCCTAAGAGTGTATCTGAAGCTGTTAGTCTTTTCAATAAGTATCTACAGGAGAACAGAGCTAACTTCAGTGATGATGGTATCTCTAATAAGGTAGCATTTGACCAAGGCTATTATGAGGGTGCTGTTCAAGACACAATAAAAATAGCTAATGAAGCTGACAAGAGAATCAATGATGATAAACGTCAGAAGATGGTCATGTTAGGTTTTAGTGAGTTTCAAGACCTTGTGTATAGTGGAGCTAAGGGTGAAGACTTCCTCACTCGTGGTAATGAAGCATTGCGTAAGGTGCAATTAGGTGCTAGAGATAGAGATGGCTTCATTAAAGCTGTTGCCCCTCTTGCTCAGATGATTGCTGACCAAGATTTTGATACAGCAAGATTGGATGCCTTAGGTGACTATCAATACGAAGATGGTTTGTCTTTAAAGCAGATGGTTAACCTCTATCCCTCCTATACCAAGATAGCAGATAACTTCAATCTGAGAGTTACCGATGATATTGTGTCTAAATGCACCCGTCCTGATGGTACTGTTGACCTCTCAAAAGCTGAAGCATTGTTGTCTCAGTTACCTACGGAAACTACAAATGCTGATGGTATTCCTGAAGCTAACCTGCCTATCTCGCAGGGAGACAACCCCGACTTAGCAGACCTGTCCCCCACTATGAAAAGTGTGTTACCTATGGTTGGCGGTGCTATCTATCAGTTAGGCTTTAAGGATGCACAGATTACTAGTGGCTACCGCACGGCAGAACATAATGCATCTGTGGGCGGTGTACCAAACTCAGAGCATACCCAAGGCAATGCTGTGGATATTTATTTAGGTGACAATGTGGATGAAGCACAGGCTAATAAAGCATTGTCTTATTTTAAGCAATACTTTGGTGAGGTCTTATTCCATGATGCTGGCACAGGTAGACATCTGCATCTTGCTGATTACCATGGTGGTATGAAAGCTGCTAACCCTAAAGAGCAATCTGCTGCTGCCTATAACCCCCAACGTGTCAATAAGATACGTCAGGCTGTCTATGCTAAACAAGCACAGGCTCAGCGTGTTAAGGCTCAACGTGATGCTGAGGAAAGAGACCGAATCAATATGGCTCTTTTGCAGACCAATGACCCCAACGAGCAATTACAGATTATTAATAGCTCTAATTTACCAGCAGCAACTAAGGCTACGATGGCTCGTACTATTACACGCCAAGCACGTCAGGCTGCTAAAGGCTATGGTAATGATGCAGAAGCTAAACATTTTTGGTCATATGAAAATGGCTATCAATATATCAAAGACACTCAGACATATGCTGAATGGTATAAAGCTTATCAAGACCCTGATGTTGATGGTGATTCTGATGAGTATAAGGCTTTACAAAAGAGAGCTAATAGAGCCACAGCAAGGCTTAATGCCTTGTTAGAGTTCAAAAAGAAACGTGGGTATATCCCTAGTGAGCAGGAGACAACACCGGCTAATGAACCTCCTGATGATACCCCTATGTTCTCTCAGAAAGACAAGGATATTGCTGAAATGAAGATATGGGCAAACAGTAATCCTAAAAATTCTGCTGGCGTACCCCTAGATGAAGACCAAATACGTGATGCTATTGATAAGTTTGCTATACGTAATGGTCTTGATGTGAATGATATTGAGGAGGAGGTCTTTGGTTCATAATGAGTATTATTGAGGATTTAAATAAACTTGGTGATGAATCATATGGTGATTTACAAGCCAAGGGTGAAGAACAGCTCCAAAAGATACAGCACCAAGGCTATAATCCTTTTGATGACTTTGCTGGAGCGGTTACTGAATGGATTGCAGACATAAATAAATCAGGTCAGAAGCTGGCTGTGGCTGCTGGTGAAGCTTATAAAACAGGTAATTTTGATGCTATTGATGATATGTCTTTACCTGACACTGATGCTTCTTCCTCTTCTCCTGCACAGGAAAAGGTTGCACAGGCTTTGCAGGATGCTGTGGATGATGCTCGCTATGTGGCTACTAAAGACCCCCTTACTCTCGTAGGTGATGTAGCTGGTGCTGCTAGTCCTTGGATTCCCTTAGCTGTTCAAGTACCTATCATGGTACATGAGATGCAAAAGGCACAGGAAGTTGAAAACGCTCCTGATATGTCTGACCAAGCCAAAGCATCCCTGCTCCCTATGATGGCAGGTACTGTGGCAGCTTCTGTGACACATGGCGTGGGGGGGCTTTTATCTAAGGCTGCCCCCACAGTCTCTAAGGTTATGACTACACCTTTTGTGGGTAGTGGTATCGCAGCAGGTACAGTTCTTGCTATGGACGAAAATGTTCGTAAGTATGCAGAAGAACATCCTGCTCGTTTTGCTGTCAGCCAATTCCTGACAGATACTGCTATTGGTGCTAAAAAGATTGCCAAAGCAGATTGGTCTGCTAAGACAACCCCTATCACGGATGCAGAGATTGTGTCTGAAAAGACAAACCCTGCTACTGAGGTTATGGCTGATAAGACTAAGGTTGAGGAGACAAACAAAAAGTTAGGTTCTCCTACTAAAGAGAAGAATAAAAGAAAACGTAAGCATCGTAAGCAGCATCGTGAGAATGTATGGGATGTTGATAATGACTATGAGGAGATGGTTACACCTGCTCAGGTTACAAAGCGTGAACCAAAGACAACCGCTGAAAAAGCTTATCCTGAACAGATGCCTGAACAGCAGATGCAACAGGATGCTATTGCTAATCAGTTAGCTAAAGAGCATCTCGAAGCTAGACAGACACCTGAAATTATGCAGGGTGCGCATGGTGATGAGCTTAAATATAGTAAAGATAATCTCTATCCTCATCCTGTGAGTGCAGAGGATATATGGGAAACTGCAAAGGCTATGTTCCCTATTCGCCCCGGTAGGTTGGATTTAGCTGATAGTGATAGAACACTAGGCTACTTTATGCCCCATGGTAAGGGTATTCGTATCCGTGGTTTCCGTGCATGGTCTGTAATCTGTCACGAAATCGGACATGGTTTGTCTGATAAATTTGGTTGGGGTAAAGATACAGCAGTTCAAAAAGAACTTTATGATGGTGCTACTTCCATATGGCAACATGGTGAGTATGGTAATAGATATGCTCCGGAAAACTATACTACTTATGTAGAAGAAGGACGTGCTGCCTTTATGAATGAGTATTGTGTCAACCCTGAGATGGCTAAGAAGCACTTCCCTCTTGCCTATGCTGAATTTGAAAAGGCTATTGCAAGTGATAGATTCTATCAGGCACAGATGAACCTTTTAGGGCAACAGGTGCGTCGATGGGGTTCTCAGTCTGACTTCAGTAAAGCTGCTGGTATGTTTCATTGGGCAGACAAAGAGCTTGGCAAAAGAATTGATAAACTCATTGGTACTTGGACTGCTACTAAAAAACATTTTGCTTGGGAGTATGCTGACCTTGACGAAAGCATAAGAGCTTATGAGGATAACCAAGGTGTAAAGATAGCTATGGAGAATGACCCTGCTGTCTTAGCACAGTATGCAAAGCAAGCAGGTAATGATACTGTTGGTTGTCTTCTGAATGGTAATAATCTAGGCACTAGAGCTGCTGTTAAAATGATGCAGACAAAATTCAATATTGCACTTAATAATGTTGTAGCTACTGACATCTTGAAACCTTTGGATGCACAAGGTAAGCGTGGTGCTGAACTTCAAAAGTGGCTTAAAGAAACTGAGTACAGAGATTTTTATGATGCTTGGAATACTTATCAGGTTGCAAAGCATGAGCTGGAAGTCATGGCAACAGGGCGTAAGACAACACACACTTATGCTGAATGTAAGAAAATCATTGCTAAAGCAGAAGAACTTCCTGAAATGAAACTTGCTTCTGACCTGTGGAAACAATGGAATGAAAATGTACTGCGCATTGCTGTCGCAGGGCAGATTCTTCCTAGAGAGGTTGCTAATAAGTTCTTAAAAGAATACCCTGAGTACATTCCTATGACACGCTCATTCGAGATTGAGGGTACTAGTGACTTCTTGGCATCCCACAAAGCTATGACTGTTGAGGGGTCTGAACGTATTATTAAAGACCCTCTTGTCCAAGCTGTTAAGAATATGCAGAGTATTGTCACTAAAGTAGAGCGCAATCGTGTTGGTCTTGCTCTTGCTGATTTAGCTCAGGGTGAAAAGGGGCATTTTCTTATGATGCCTGTAAAAGATGGTAAATACAAGCATGTTTCACAAATTATTACTGTTTATGAAGATGGACACCCTAAATACTACCAATGTATGATGAAAGGTCTCTATGAAGCTATGACTTCCGAAGATGGAAATATGAGTGCTTCTAAACTTGACATTATTGAGAAAATCTCTCATGGCGCAGCAACAGCTTTACGTATTGGCTCTACTAGCACACCTATGTTTGCTACCGCTAACCTCTGCAAAGATATTCTTGAAGCAACTATTATGAACGCTGATGGGCGTAGTGCTTCTCACATTCCCCTTGTTGCTCCTATGAAAATCTTTTGGCAGGGATTGCAGATGCTCAATAGTGACAATGCTTTTGGTAAACTTATCATCCGCAACAACAGAGAACGTGCTCTGCTTAGACAATACAAAAGAGAATTTAGGTCTAATGGTGTCACTATGTCCACACGCTTAGGCTCTATTGCTGAAATCAATAAAGACTTTAGGAAAATTGTAGACCCTAACATTAGTGATTCTGTCCTTGATAAAATCTTATATCCTATCAAAGTATTATGGAATTGGAATGTAGCATATGGTGAAGCTATGGAACAGTTACCACGTATGGCTCTTTATCGACGTGCTAAAGGACGTGGTGCTTCTATGATTGAAGCTGCTATGGTTGCTTCTGACAGTACCCTTAATTTTGCGAAGAGTGGTACTACTGTTAAAATTCTTAACAGACATACACCTTTTTTAAATGCTGCTTTTCAAGGTACTTTAAAGACAGCTAGAGAGCTTTCTAAAACTCCTCTCAGTGTTGGTCTTGCTATGGCAGAGCATGTACTATTCCCTACCTTGTTACTGTGGTATTGGAACAAGGATGAAGATTGGTATAAGGACATGCCAATGGAGATGAAGAATAAAGCGTGGTACATCAAGATAGGAGATACTATCTATGATTATCCTAAACCCCCCTTTATCGGACAATTATCCGGTTCTATACCTGAGCGATTATTAGATGTTATGTCTGAGGGTGAAGATAAGCAAGTTATTGCTGATGCTGTCTATAAGCTCATCAAAGACCTTGCCCCTTCCGGTGCTCCTCCTATCATAGAGAAATTCTATGAATGGCAGACAAACCACTCTATGTATCGTAATCGTCCTCTTGTTGACCAACGTCTTGAAAAGCTTAGTCCTAAGAACCAATACAATCAATATACCTCTATGCCAGCACGTTGGATTGGTCAGGCAACTAACCTCTCACCTATCAAGATAGACAATACAATCTATGGTCTCACAGGCTCTATGGGTTATGCCCTTATGAATGCTGTGGATACGGTGGCTAGGGATAATATTACCCCCAGCAAGAAATGGACTGAATATACTCGCTTTACTTATACTGAGGGTACAGGTACTTCCCGCAGCAAGGATGTATTCTTTGGTGGTCTTGATAAGCTGGAGACACAATATGCAGATGCCTCTTTTGAGGGTAGGAAGCCTAAGGTGGACAAAGAACTTAAAGGTATGCGTAAAGCTAGGGCAGATGCTATGAAAGTTTCTAAGGCTATCAGGGAGCTGTATGCAGACAAAACTATGGATGCAGACACTAAGCGTGCTAAACTTGATGAGCTGAATAAGAAACAAAATAGTATTTTCAGAACTGCCAATAAGAAATACTTAAATTACAAATATATACAAGTCCCAAAATAATGTGGTATAATACTTATTGGGAGTGATGCTTATGCAAAGATTTAAGATAAAAAATGTGGAGAAGTATTTAACTATCATTGTTTGGACGATGCTAATCTCAGTTGTATTTTGCATAATATTTGACATAGAGGGTTCAAAAGTTTTTGTAGATGTTGTGACAGGAGGTTTTGTCTATCTTTTCTTTGGTAGTTTTGCATTTTGCATAGTAGTTATGATAGTCTCTTTTCTTTTTAATGCTATTTGTGAGATACGTAAAAAGAAAGACAATAAACTTATCGCTACTATATCTCTTATCCTTTTTCTTATATTCTTTGCTATTACATTTATTTTTGATAGTGGCATAGATATTCCCTATGCTCGCTTCTATGCTAGATAACATTCTCCCCGAGGTGATTCCAATGTACAGCCACTAACTCCATACCTACCCTTGTTCCTTTTCCATCCAATGAAAGGAGTTCTGTCCCATGGAATTAAGTGCTGATATTCAACGTGAAATACAGCAACAGTTTAAAAATAGCTATGCCCAACTTTTAGCGGACATAACTCGTATCTATGAGCAGGGTGCTATGCGTGATGCCCTCACAGGACTGTACAATAAGCAAGCCTTTGAGCGTGACAGTACCACTAATCACTTTGGTTTCGTTGGTATCCTTTTCGCAGACATCAATGGTCTGAAATATACCAATGACCACTTTGGACACAGTGCAGGGGATAAACTGATAAAGGACTTTGCAGCTAAGCTTAAGGAAACCTTTATCTCCCCTATTTATAACTGTTATCATATATCAGGTGATGAGTTTATAGTAGCTGGGTTTGATATTAAAATCCACGAGTTTCTTGGAAGTGTGTTGTCTTTCCATAAGTCCCTATGGGATAAAGACAACCCTCCCCTAGCTGCTTTAGGCTACTCTGCTGGTGTCTTCTCAGATATTGCAGAGATTACAGAGTGCGCAGAAAAAGCAATGTATGAAGACAAACAAAAATTTTATGATAATTTTCCTCAGATGAGGAGACAATAAATTGAATTGTGACCGCTGGCTCTTTAAGAGCTGGTGGTCTTTTTATTTTTGTAAAGGAGATGATTAATATAGCTATTAAATTGGCAACCTCCATTACTTACACAGCAGATGGTTCTCAAACGAATTTCTCTATTCCCTTTGATTACCTACGCCCTTCCTTTGTGCATGTGGCTGTGAATGATGCTGAGGTATCTGAAGGATTCACTGTAAGTAATCGTGGAATTATGTTTGATACTGCTCCTGCAAAGGATGCCCTTGTCAAAATTTATCGTAAGACCCCTACCTCTCGTTTGGTGTCTTGGGCAGATGCTAGTATCCTGAAAGCTATAGATATGACTATTGCAGAAGTGCAACAGTTGCATATCTTAGAGGAAACTTCTGATTGGACTAAGACAAACTCTATGGCACTCAATGATGAGGGTACTGCATGGCAGGGTTGGAAGCATCGTATAGAAAATGTTGCTGACCCTGTGGATGCACAGGATGTTGTAACCAAACACTACTTAGACAACGAAGAAGGTTCGTTCACAGCAACAATGAACGCCCTTAAAACCAAGACAGAAGAAGCTGCAAGTACCGCAGAAACCAATGCCAAACAAGCACGTTTTAATGCGGAGAAGGCTGATTCTGCTGCTGTTGGTGCAGAGCGTGATGCTGCAACTGCTTTGAAGTCTGCAAACAATGCAAAGACTAGCGAAACCAATGCTGACACCAGCAAAGAAGCAGCACAAACTGCTGCTACCAATGCAGGTAACTTTGCAACTAGCGCAAGTCAGAGTGCTAATGAAGCTCAAAATTATCGAGATGCTGCAAAAAACTATGCAACTAATGCTAAGAATTATAGTGAGAATGTCAATGTATTTGTCCCTAGTGTATCTACGGATGGTGTCTTAAGCTGGTCTAATAAAGCAGGACTTACTAACCCTCCCTCTGTGAACATTAAGGGTAAAGATGGTGCTGATGGTGGTGTAACTGTTGATGATGCCCTCTCTGATACCTCTACTAATGCTATTCAGAACAAAGTAGTAAAAGCTGCACTTGATAACAGAGCAGTGCTTGATGAAGCTAACACTTTTACTTCTCCTAATAGATTTGATGATATTTATATGGCAGATGGCATGAGTAGTCTTAAGTGGTATAATGGTTCGCCTAACTTTGTTGTTGCTTCTATCAATTCTGAAAGATACACAGGTGAAGCAAACACGGCAAAGAAAGCATCAAAAGACAGTGCAGGTAATGTAATTACTGATACTTACGCTACCAAAACAGAACTCAATAGCTGTGTTAAGACTGTTAATAATGTTGCCCCGGATGCTAGTGGTAATGTCAATATTACTGCTAGTGGTGGAGGCAGTAGTAGTAATGGTGTAAGCCTATCGGCACAGAACACATGGACAGCCCAACAGACCTTTGATATTGCATTGTTAGAGTTTGAAAAATATGTAACTGCATACGATAGTGGTACATCTCTCACGCCCATGAAATCTACTGCTGTCTATACAGCAACAGGTAACTTTACGCTGGACTTAACAACAGATACTTATTTACTTAGTAATGGACAATCACAGGTGCTTACAGTCTACATTAAGTCAAGTGCGGACTATGCGTTAACCTTAAAGGGAGCAGGAACAGTTAAATATATTGGAGCTGCATCCGATTTAGCAATCACTAGCACAGGATTATTGCTCAACATCCTTATGATGTCTGATAGCAGCGGTGGCATTACAAGCATCGTACAGGCATCCAAGTTATCATAAAGAGGTGACAATATGGGACTTAATCGCTTATTTATGTACAAAAAGACAGATAGTGGCAGCGGAGGTGGTGGTACTGAAACACCGGAGAATGTTTTTACCATGACGATGGGGCAGCAAGGTTCACAATTTGGTTATAGTAGATACAATGCAACCATCGGTGAAGTTGAAGGTGAGGTGTACCATGACGGCAAAGCAGTAACTCTTGTAATGATGAGCTATTATGGTGGTTGGCTTGACGTAGCTTTTAAGGTAGACGGAGTAACGAGTGGTAGTTATAATATCAATCTCAACCTCACGCCTATGGAAACAGGTGTTACTGTAAATTTAGCGGTAGGCAAGATTTCCTATGGTGGTGCTAGTACAGGTTTTTATACATATGTCCAAAAAGTACCCTCAAATATCTCTAGTATGTTTACTGCTGCTAACGTGGGAAAGAAATTTAGAGTCGAAATTATCTTTAACTAAGGAGGACAAATGAAAACAACCTATACATATAAAAATAAAGACTACACAACCTTCCGAGAGCTTTCTGAAACTCTAGGCAAAGATGGCATCTTTATCCCTCTGTCTATTTCCGAGGAATCCCTTAAAGACTTAGGTGTCACTATAACCACCGAAGAAGAAAGTCTTGAAAGTATCAAAGAACACAAGATTCTTACTCTTAAGATTCAACGTGATAACTTAGAGGTAGAACCAATTACTTACCAAGGCTATGCTTTTGACTATGACAGCAAGGCAAGAGATAGAATCAGTGCTGCTATTATTGCTCTTGAAGTGGCAGGTTCTTCTGCCCTGCTCACATGGACTACCACAGACAATCAAGATGTAAAAGTATCTGCATCTGACCTGCGTGGTGTTATTGCACAGGTTGCGTTGAGAAGTGATAAACTTCACACAGCTTATAGAAAAGCTAAGGAAAAAGTCGAAGCTGCTACAACTAAAGAAGAAGTTGAAGCTGTTGAATTAATTATGGAATAAAAAGACAGGGTTGTTGTCTTTTCCCTTTAGGGGTTTATGGGTGGGCAGAAAGGATTTTTATTATGGAAAAGAATCGTAAAAAGGCTCGTGCTTGGCTTAAGTCCTCTACTCTCACTGAGTACAAGGCAATCACAACAGAAGCTAAGCTCACACCAAGACAACAAGACATCCTTGACAAAATCATCATTAGTGACTACTCCCAGCAAAAGCTTGCTATGGAGTACCACGAGGATGTGTCTTGTATCAAACGTGCCTTAAGACAAATATATGACAAAGTATATCTTGTCCTTTTCAAGTAACTTTATAGACATTTAGTTACAACTTTCAATTCCTTAATTCATGTTATCATAATAGCAGGAGGTGACTAGTCACTATGCAATATAACATGAACCAAAACAAACTTATGCAAATGATGATGATGCAAGCCTTGAAACAGGTTTCTCCTGAACTGTTAGCAATGGTTGAGGAAGAAGCTCGTAAGCGTGGGATGTCGAATGAAGACATCAACGCAGGTAAAGCGTACATCAACCAAGTTCAAAAAGGAGTTGAAAAGTAATGGAAATGGCTAATGCTGGCGTAGGTCTCGGTGATGCCCTGATGCTCGCCAAACAAGGTTCTAATGGTAATGAGATGTGGAATAACCCCTTTGTTTACCTTATCCTCTTAGCTGCCTTTGGCGGTGGCTTTGGTGGTTTCGGTGGTTGGGGTGGCAATGGTTCTGCTTTCCAAGGCACTGTAACTCGTGCAGAACTGTCTGAAGGCTTAGACAACCAAGACATCAAAGCTAGTCTGCGTGGTATCCAAAGCGGTTTATGTGATGGCTTCTACACTGTAGGCATGAACGAAAAAGAAACCGGATACAAAGTAGCTAGTGTTGGTGAGAGTATCAATCGTAACATTGATGCCCTGCGCTTTGAGGGTGCTGCAAACACCTGTAAGGTTACCACCGCCATCCATGAGGAAGGTGAGAAAACTCGTGCTCTGATTACCTGCAACACTATGCAAGCTCTGCGTGATAAGCTGGCAGATAAGGATAGAGAACTGCTCTATCTGAAACTTAAGTTACCTGCTACCACTACTGCTACTGCATAATGTTACCGAGGGTTGGCTAGAAGCTGACCCTCTTTTATTTTATTATGGAGGATATTATGGACAATGAAATTGTAAAGACAACCCCTCCTATTGGTGTCTCCACCCTATCCCTCATGGGCATCCCTCTGTCCGATTGGGTGTATATTGTCACCATTATGTATGTCTTGATTCAGATTTGGGTCTTGTTGTATAAGACCTTTTTTAAAAAGGAGGAATGTAATAAGTGAAATTATCTGCTCATTTTGATTCTAGTGAATTTGCCTGTAAATGTGGCTGTGGTGGTCTCCACAATGGTGCTGACATCAATCCACGGCTTGTACAGGTATTAGAGCGTATGCGTGCTATCATTGGCAAGCCTTTGGTGCTGTCCTGTGGTTACCGCTGTCCTGCCCACAATGCTGAGGTAGGTGGCGTGTCTAACAGCCAGCATATCTATGGTACTGCTGCGGATGTGCAATGCCCTGATGGTGTTATGTTGCAGACTTTGTATGATGCTGCAGTAACTGCAGGTGCTGATGGTATTGGTATCTATAGCTGGGGTGTCCATGTGGATGTCCGTGGCTATCCTGCACGTTGGTAAGATTTACGAGGGAGCTTAGTCTCCCTCTTTTATTTTTAAAGGAGGTCTATATAGATTTGAAAATTAAGAAACGTGATGGGTCTCTCGTAGACTTTAATAAAGACAAAATTATTAATGCTATCTCTAAGGCTGGCTTTGTAGCTTCAAAGACAAAAAATGCTATTGCTGATGTTGTTGAAAAGATGGCAAAAAAAGAAACACTAACTGTGGAAAAGATACAAGATATTGTGGAAACTGAGCTTATGCTGAACTATTACCCTGAGGTAGCTAGAGAATATGTTCGCTATCGCTATAAACGTGAGCTTATCCGTAATACCAAAGGTGCTTTGAGTGAAGTGCTTGAAATTGTCAACCTCAGCAACCAAGATGTGAATGAGGAGAACTCTAATAAGAACCCTGTTATTTTGTCGACCCAACGTGACTATATGGCAGGTATGGTCTCTAAAGAGCTTTCTGAAAAGCTGTTGTTCCCTCCGGATGTAATGAAGGCACATAAAGCAGGTATCATCCATGTGCATGATATGGACTATGCTATCCAAAAGATGTACAACTGTGCTCTGTTAGACATGGAAGACATGCTCCAAAATGGCACTGTAATCAATGGTACGATGATTGAAAAGCCACATAGCTTTGCTACTGCTTGCAATATTGCTACTCAGATTATGGCACAGGTCGCTTCTAACCAATATGGTGGGCAAAGTGTGTCGGTAGCACATTTAGCTCCTTTTGTCAATACCTCTAGACAAAAAATTAAAGAAGAAGTTAAGCAGGAACTAGAAGATATTCAGGCAGAGTATTGTGAGACAGACTTAGACTATATCACAGAAAAGCGATTGAAAGCTGAAATCACTAAGGGTGTACAGACAATGCAATATCAGATTAATACCCTTATGACATCCAATGGTCAGACACCCTTTGTTACCTTATTCTTATATCTTAATGAAGCTAAGAACGAGCAGGAGAAGAAAGACCTTGCTATGGTGATTGAGGAAATCATCCGTCAACGCTATCAGGGTGTCAAGAATGAAAAGGGTGCATGGATTGCTGCTGCGTTTCCTAAGCTGATTTATGTCTTAGAGGAAGACAACATCCGTAAGGGTACACCCTATTATTACCTCACAGAGATGTGTGCTAAATGTACTGCTAAGCGTATGCAGCCTGATTATTTGTCTGAGAAGATTATGCTGAAGAACAAGAAGACTGAAGATGGTGTGGGTCACTGCTATCCACCTATGGGATGCAGAAGCTTCTTGACACCCTATCTTGATGAGAATGGTAAAGCTAAATTCTATGGTCGCTTCAACCAAGGTGTTGTCTCCATCAACCTTGTGGATGTGGCGTTGTCCGCTGGTAAAGACAAAAATAAATTTTGGTCTATTCTTGATGAGCGTTTGGAGTTGTGCCATAAAGCCTTACGTGTAAGACACCAAAACCTTAAAGGTACAATCTCTAATGTCTCCCCTATCCATTGGCAATATGGTGCTATTGCTCGTCTGCAAAAAGGTGAGAAGATTGACAAGCTGTTGGAAAATGGCTACTCCACTATCTCCCTTGGCTATGCAGGTCTCTATGAGTGTTGTATGGCAATGTTCGGTAAATCTCATACTGACCCTACTGTGAAACCCTTTGCTCTCTCTGTCATGCAACATCTTAATGACAAATGTGCTGAATGGAAAGCTAAGGAACATTTAGGCTATAGTGTCTATGGTACTCCTATGGAGACCACCACATATAAGTTTGCGAAGTGTCTTCGTGACCGCTTTGGGGTAATCAAGGAAGTCACTGACCATGATTACATTACCAATAGCTATCATGTGAATGTCCGTGAACCTATTGACCCCTTCACCAAACTGCAATTTGAATCTGAGTTTCAACTGCTCAGTCCGGGCGGTGCTATTAGCTACATTGAGTGTGCTGATATGACCAAGAATATTGATGC